CAAAGAGTGATGGGCGATTCAATTGTGAGCCGAGAGGACGACTTGTGTCACGAATTACACTCGGATAGCCTGTCTGATTTGTGCCGCCTGCATAAATGCCATTCCCTGGGTCGACAAGTTCTGCGACATTCCCCACCAGCCGTTCCCATTTGTAGAATTCATCTGTTTGTATATCAGCAAGAGCTTTTGCAAGCAGATAGGTACCATCAAACTCCTGAATTTTCTGGCCACCAATAAACACGGCGGCGTTTTGAATGAGAGCACATCCAATGTATTTTGACCACTGAAACTCATATTGAAAATTTCGCACTTGCGGAGAGATATATTTGCTATAGATATCAGGAAGTTGAAACGAGAAATAGAGGTCACTCACTAAATCGGCAACACGAGGAATCTTGAAACGTACTTTAATCGGTTGATCAAAAAAGAGTTGATCGGGACCATCCATTTGTGCAGAGACACTCTCCATTGAAAAGTGTGAATAGCGGCGGAAGACCTTATAAAAATAGGTCATATCAGGATTTCCGCTGAGAATTACATTTTGAGAGCCATAGGCTACAAGTGCTAATAGACCGCCTCCAGTCATTGCTTACCCTTCTATTTCGTGAGGCTTTAATATCGGGATTCTAAATCTCACTAGTAAAGTCTTTAAGATGCACGATATTTAGCTTGTATACCAGGAATCGACCATGGCATTTTGCAGATAGGAGCCCGCTGACTGTGTGCTAGGCATATCAATTGTTGAACTCGGTCCCTGGTTAGCATTCGCCTGGATTTCAGCGAAAGAGAGGGCATATCTGTAGTGGTAGAAACGGCTGAGTTGACCGGCCATTGTGCCCGTCACCTTATAGTCCTCCTCGACACCCTGGAGATTGACTACCTTATTTCCAAGTGTAGTATTACTGTTAAACTTGGATTGGGCAAAGATAATCAGATTCTGGTAGTTCTGGTAAGGGTAGGTCTTCTCCATCGGAATACGTCCCTTCAGATTTCCATTGATATAGACCTCCAGAGTATTTGCACGGAATACAATGGCAACATAGAACCACTTCTGCACAGGTACATTTTGGATGTCCACATAACTGTACCATGACTTGTAGGAGTTCATGAAGATGCGCAGTGTATTCTCATCTGAACGAACAAATACGGCCGGGCCCAGAAGCGGGAACGGTGTCGAGTAGCCCTTGTAGAAGACATGCTTGAGTCCATCACTTGTGTCAAAGGTCGCCGGGTCAATAAACAGGAAGAAACTATAGGTGAATTCAACGCCTGTAAATTCATTGTCTGACGGAAGTAGCATTTTACTGTTCGGGTCACTGGGGTCTTGGCGAACAACAATTGACTGACTGCTCATAATCGTATTCGGCACAATGACTGTCTTTGACATTGAGTACTTGTAATAGGTCTTAACGAGTGACTCGAAACTGAAGAAAATCAGAAAAACAACTATTCCCGCAATGAGCGCAAGGAGAATCTGCGGGATGAGTCCATTTCCGAATATGAAACTGCCACTACTGGTATTCAGAGGTGCCTCCATCACAATCTACAAACTGTAGATATTCTATACAAAGGAATCGACTTATGAAGACGTTTCATTTGTAAATATAGATATGTCACTTACGTTGATTTTGCCGTTGCAGGTGCAGGGGGTGTAAGTTGACCAAAGAATGACTTGATTGCTGACCATAAATCACCCGATGAGCCGGAAGGACCCGCCATGTAGATACGATAGGTTTCATCCGGAGAAAGTGCGTAGTTGTAGAAGTTGACACCTGACAGACTTCCGTTCCAGTCTGTCTTCACATGAGCACCACCCGTTCCAATATCGGGGTTCAGAAGGAAGAAATAGAGCGGTGTTGATGTAGTGCCATTCACCTGGAACTGTCCCTTGAGCACACAGGAGCGTGAGAGGCGACCATCCATGTAGACATCACACAGATTGTTGTTTAGTACAATAGTTACATTGACCCAGCGGCCAAACTCCACATTTTGCACATTGCATGGAGATGCCGTATCACTGTCGGGGCTGGTCGTCATGAAGCTATTGAAAACGAAACTCTGGCTACTACCGTCATTTACACGAACATGGAGTGTATTTGTCTTACCACCGAGTGCTACAGTCAGAGTGGAGGCATTATCGGTGGCAGTTCTGCCCAGGTTCAGAATGTGGCGCTTATTGGTGGTATCACTTCCAGCACCCGTTACATACATCCAGAAAGATACAGTCATCTCACCACCCGTAAAGATGTACTGTGATAGTTTTATATCATCCTGTGATGTGCCAGGATACTGAATGAGGGTCGTGGGCGAAGCAATCGGGTTAGGGACAATCGAAGCCTTTGTCTGTGTCTGTGTGATATTGAATAGATAATCATAGAGATAATACATCAGGACACCTGCTACAACAAGTATCACAATACCACCAACAAGTCTACCTAGTGAACCCGCAGGGGATGCAGTGGCGGCAGCGTTCATTCTGTTTGAGCAAGGGTTTTAGTACTCGGACTTCCATACAACGAGAGGATTGCTTGGGCGCACGGAGGGGCCTGAAAAACAATTGCCGGAAGGACATAGATTGAGGTTTAATGAAGGAAAAAGTGAGTCATAAGGCTCTCCCAGTGTATTTGTATTCGCGGAATAATCAGAGGCAACTTCGGATGCAGTCATTGCAGACGTCTTTGAAAGCAGATAGGAGGCTCTACCTGTAAAGGTTCCATTGGATAAAGCAAGTTTTGTTGCAGTCGGCTTCGGAACATTCGTTGTTTTAACAGAGGCTGCCAGTTGACCATTGTAATACACATCATACTTGGAACCCTCGTGAGAGAGTGTAAGCATGACCCACTTCTGTTGAGGGAACGGCGGCAGTGGAAAGGTTTCAATATATGATTTACCTGTCTGATTGGTTGTCTGTATACAGAGTTGTGTCTTAGGGAGCCCTTGGCGAGATGCATCAGGAGCCTGTAAGAGTTCAATCCAGAGAGACGTATCAAATTGTAGGAGTTTTGCAAATCCAGGGTGGCTGCATGTGCTCGTTGTAGTATCACAGATATCGAATGAATCCGTAGTAGAGTTAAAATTTGCAGTGTTTGTGTTGGTATCGTAAATTGCCGCAGTACGCGGAAGTGACTGTATATAGTAAAAAATACGGAAACTTGAACTCTGATTCTTCAAGAAATTCGACACATAGGTGCTATCATTTGTAACCCAATTTACGGAGGCTTGATTGCCATCAAGAATCCAAGGACCTGGATCAGAACTTCTCGTTATTTTAGGTGTAAAAAATATGCTAAATGCATAAATTGTAACTATGATGACAAGCGCCGCGATGAACCAGATGATCATCTCTCTATTGAAGAGCAGGAGTTCCTATCCCACGCATTTCACCGGAAGAGACTACACGTTCAACTGTTCCTAAGTTTCGTACGACTACATTGGCAGAATAGCGAGAGGGAACACTAAAAAGAGTGTCCTTGTCTCCACCCATCGGTATCTTTCCTCCAAAGGTTGTACTTGCAGCCCACTTACCATTCAAATAGAGTTCCATGATTGAATCACTGACAACAATACCCACGCGATACGCTACATTCGGTATGATATCTGTAGAGACATGGAGCCAATTAGGTGTACCACTTGTAGTTGCGGCAACCGCAAGATAGACAATGATTTTTGAAGCGCCTGCATCATAGAATGCAATAAGAGACGGGTCAAGCGGAACACCGAGCGTAGCATCATTCAGATACGGAAATGTTCGTATGGGCTGAACCATCGTTGCTGCGGCACCTGTTGGACTTGATAGTCTTGATGCGGTTACAGCGCCTGCAATTGCCTGAACATCAGCAGCTGTGCAGGTTGAACCTTGGGGAAGGGCTCCAGTCGCAAGTGTGGTTGTTTCTGCGGTTGCAGAGGTGGCTGCCGCAGCCGCTGCACTCGCTGCAGTTCCAGAGCCTGCAGTTGTCTTATATGCAAGAACATACTTCATGTTTGTATCAGCAGTAGGAATGGTCGCAATCACTTTGGTATCAAAATAGAGACTAAAATTCTTTGTCGGAAGTGTCTTTGCTGCGGCAGTATCTACAAAGAGTACAGTAGGGTCTGAATCTGCCCAAGAATAGGTCCAATCGGACTGAGGTATATGAATAAGAGCATTCGGTGTTGAGCCAAAATCAAAGATGGGATAGATTGTATAGTTAATGATAACACCAACGAGAGCCAAGATAAAAACAACCATGAGCCCCCAGATTAGATATGGTGTTACAGATGCAATGAATCCTTCGCCTGTGTTCGCCGTAAAGGAGACTGACGGAGGTGCGATATAACGACTTGTCATCGCAAGGGCATTGCGAATCTTTTGAGCATAGTCTTCAGTACTCATTCCCCTTCTTCTTTATGATGTTTTCTTGTTTTTCCAGAAAACTTTGACTTAGCCTTGGCCAAATCACCCTTCTTCGGGTCGAACTTGATGCGCTTGTAGTATTTACGTGTCTGTCCTTCGTCACATTGACGGAGTTTATCACGAAGATAACAGACAAAGGAGATTCGCGTAAAGTTTTTATTTGTACCAAATGTTCCTGTCGTCGGATCATCCTTGTAAATATCTGGAAGTGCCTTGTTCTTCTTAGCCTGCTCAGATGTCTCGCTCAGTTCTGTATTACAATGCCATTGGTGCACATCCATGGCTAAGAAATCACCCGTGCGAATGTTAAATCCAATACCGTATTGCGGAAAGAGTGTATATCCGCCAGAATAGTCTCCACGCTCAATCACGGAGAGATTGCCAAATCCGTCCATAAAATCACCTGCATCGCAATGCAAGGCTGTACGGAAGTTGCGATTTAACGTCACTGAACTAAAGCATGTATTCTCAATACGGTACATGGCTTTCTTAGAGGCGGCTGCATACTGTTTCTTATGCGCTTCGGGCACTAACTGTTTAAATTTATCATCAACGGCTTCGATGAACGGAATACCGTGCCTGTACTGTTTGAAGAATCGCTGAGTATAACTTGTAAGACGGCACGGAAGTCCCATGAAAGGTGTCTTTTCAAAATAACCGAGCACACTGCTCATTACATTGTTATTTACACGCATCTTGCTGACCTTACCATCCTGTATGTACTTCGCCGACCACTTTGTAATTTCTGTAGGATTGCGTTTCTTCCAGTAGGCGGATTTTGTATCAATGGGTCCTGCTGCAGCACCGCGATTCCGACTGGCGGCGGCCGTTTGATAGAATCCTTCCCAGCCGATGCGAATTTCATCCGGTGAAAATACATTTTTGCGGAACTTTGCAAGCAGACGTTTTTCGCCCGTTTCAGGATCAGTGCGATAGACATCCACATCTTCAGATAAAATTGTCTTTACTTCTTTTTCAGTA